CATTAGGCATTTGCATATTATAGACGGAATATTCATCACCTATGGCAGGTTTGAATATGTCATTAGGCATTGTTACGCCGTCTTCCTCTTTTGGTACGAGTTGAAACCTTTTTTGATTGTGGTCGTATTTCTGTACCTCAAACTCACGCCCTGATAACATACCACTCTCAAAGTATATCACCATCTTTTCCCCTTTGATTTGGAGGTCTGCAAAGTTCAGCGCTTGAGGTATCGTGGTATCGGCAAAATCGTAGAAATGTTTGTCGTGATCCACTTCAAACACGGCCGATATAGTCCCTTTGCGACTTGGGTATATATGGGAAAGGTCAAGGCTTTGTTCGTTGATAAAGCCGTTGTTTTGCGCATTCTTGATAGTTATGGACAAGCCTTTGTCGTCTGAAACAAAGGTTACCCCCTCATATACATACTCTTGTGATTTTGGTAGCAATAATTCCTTATTGCCATACTTAGAGCGGTCAATATTGCGTTCTCCTCCTTGTACATAGAGGCGTGTAATACGACTTTGCTCGGTAGTACGACTTACCCCTGTCTTAAAGCCTTTACCTTTGCCATATTGGAGCGGTAGGGGATTGTCTTTGAAATATTCTACCTTGTGGAGGTGTATCGTTTTACCTATGATTTCGTATTCTGTCTCAAAGGATTTGGCGATCATGTCCAACGCTTCCAAGCAGTTATTATGGTTATAGCTAATGAGCTTTTCATTGGCTTCAATAGTAGTTCCTACCTGCCAACCGCTATCTATCATATTAAGGCAATCTACCAATATTTGTGTATGGTAGCGAGGAGAGGCTGTAAAAGGAAATTTGAGGGTCTTATCGTTAGGATTACGAAACTTGTAATTCTTCAGGTTTGCCCCCTCGCTGTCCATGGTAAGGGTATATTCAAAGTGTCTGCTGTTATGCTTCACCACTTTAGCTGGCTGATTAAGGGTATAGCGTTCCCCTTGGAACTCACACCATGCCCCAGTAGGTATTTCAGTGTAAGTAGGTAAGGCAAAGTATAGGTTAAGGGTATGCTCCCCCATAATGGAGCGGTATCGGTAGCTCTCATCGGTGGGGAGGACATCTATATATGTGCTGTTAAAGTGCAGTTGCATAGTATTATATAATTGTTAGTTGTAAATCAAATTTGACCCATATAAGAGGGGCATCAATATAGAGTTCGGTAATTTTGCCGTCTTTATAGATACACTTATAAGATTTCCCTTGATAGCTTAGGGTGCGTTCTCCTGGTCTTACAAGGTCATAGAGCAAGGCAAAATATCCTTTGAGAAAATCAGTTATCGGCAAATACATAAAGCATTTGAGCGTTGCGGTGCGTTCCTGAAAGTATATAGGCACATCAGCGGCTATAAGACCACTCATAGTACTATTTTGAGCTGTATAAGGTGTTTTGGCGTTACCTGCTGTGATAAGCTCTTGTTGTGTCCCCTCCAATAGGGTTATACCATACAGGGTTAGGTTTTTGCTATCAATATAGGCTTCTACATTATGAGCGGTTAGCGTTGGTGCTTGATAAGTATATCCTTGTAAGGGCAAATCATCGGAAAGACGAATATCAGCTGTTACATAGCCTCCACTGACTTGGGTTTTGCTAAGACCAATCAAACGCAAGCGGTAGGTTAGATTGATAAAGTCAAAGGTATAATTAGCGTAGGCACGAACTGAAAGGAGCGTTACCAAATTGGGATATAGACTTTCAGGTAATAACAGCTGTAGGGTAATTTCCTTAGCTGATAGCTGCGGGGCTGAAAGGTCATATTCCGTGCCGCTTTCCTCTGCCCAGTCATTTTTGTTCAAAGACTTCAAGGCTGGATAGGATAGCAAGCTCGCTAATGAACCCTCTACCAACTTAGCATGTAAGGTCTGTATGTCTGTACCGTTGATTTTCATTAGGTGTTAGGGGTTAGTCATTAGTCATTAATAAAATATTCCTGTTAAGTCTTTTCTCTTGCGATTTTGGCCTAATATTTCTTCTAAGAATACATACCTTGTGGCATCAATAGCATGGTTAAAAGCGTCAATAGGTACATTGAGGAAAGCACCACTTTTATCTTGTGCATAGGTGTAATTCTTAAACTCTTTGATGATGTTCTCACTCCTTTGGGTGATACATATTTCATACTCTAACATCTTGGTAAGTCCTTCCATAACCGAGCCTTGCCCTTTGGTTACTGCGGTGATGTTATAGCCTGCATTCTTTATTTCCTTCACCAAGCGGGGGTCAGCACTCTCAGATATAATCTTATAGGAGCGGTGCTGTCGTAAGGCTTGGATAATATCACTGGTGAGCATTTGTGTTTGATAACATATTTCGTTGATATATACCTTATCGTCTAAAAAAGCTACCTCCACGATAGCGGTAGGGTCGTGAGTAAAACCAAAGTCAAGACCTAAGTAACGTTTCTTTGTCCAAATAGGTATATCCTCCACAATGGTAACCTTTTCAAAGATAAGCCCCTCAATCATTGCCTGTTGTCCTAACCCATATACCTGCCACAAGGAGCGGTTTTTGTGCTGCAAGCTCTCTATCTCGTCAATAATCGTTTGCTCTAAGAATGGGTTATCCTTATAGGTGGATATAAAGTGATAGGTACGAGGGTCTTTGTTCAACTCGCAAAGCCAATGGTCATCAGAAAAGGAGGGGTTATAATCCACAATAGAAAATTGAGTGGTACGCATTTTCAGCTGTTGGAACTCGATAAACTTGAGTTCGTTAGCTTCATTTACATATAATATATCACGCTTGCGCCCTCGGAGCTTTTGCTCGCTATCTGTGGAAAAGAACTCTACCCATGAACCATTGGAAAAGGTGTATATCATTTCAGACTTATTGATACTGTTTTCATCAAATACATTTAGCTTGTATAATATCTCCTTGAAATCAACAAATACAGACCCCTTGAGAGCGGGCAAGGTAGCACGGACAATAGAAAGGCGTGTCTTAGGGTGCGATAAGCAATAGACAATAAGCCAAATCAGGATATTATAGGTTTTGCTTGAATTATGGCAAACTGTACCGTCTTCTAACATAAAGTAAGGAGAATTATCAAGCTCAAAACCAAAATATTCACCTACTCCAATAGGTTCAACTTGTATTGTTGTGCTAAAATAGTTTCTATCACAATCTTTATTTTCAATTCTTTTTCTTGGCACTTTGATATACTTGTTTAAGTCTTTAAAATCTTTGTGATTTATTTCTATTCCATAGCTATCACCTTCGTATATAGTGCCGTCTGCACGCTTCATTTTAGTTTTCTTATAAATAATTCCATTAGTAAAAAAACCACTAATACGACATATTTCAAGAACTCCTTCTAATATTTTTCTGTTTCTTTGAGTTATTGATATAGTATTACGTTGGGTTTTATTACCGTCGCTATCTATCAATCCCGCTAATAGTTTTAATCGGTTTTCATAAGAGTTGTATATGTACATTTCAGGAATATGCTTATTATGAATTAGGTTTAAGTCTCTGAAATGGTTTCTGAACTCACGTGTTTTCCCTTTTAAGGACTTATTCCTATACCTCTCTTCACATATTTGAAAGCGGTGTGATACTCTATCAACCTGATAAGCGTACGTATCTAATGTTTCAGCAAAATCATAAAACCAACTTAATATTTCAGGGTCTATATTTGTGATTTCGTGAGGTCTTATAGAACAACCGTCACCTATCCACATTCCCAAATAATAAGGGTCTATAGGTAATTCTCTTTCTTCTAATTCGCAAAAGGTATTTTTAAAACCAGTGTATATTGTTTGAAAGTTTTTACTTTGTTTCCCAAAATCTTCTGCACTGATGTTGTGTATTTTGTTTTTATCAAAAGGTACATTTACCCATTTCCTTTTTTCAGCACTCTTATATCCTTCAATAGCTACTTTTTTTCCTATTGTACGAGTTTGCTTTAAAGAAAGTAGGTGTTTAGAATTTACAATGTAAGAAATACCTCTTTTTTGATTGACCTTATACATTTGGTCAGTTCCTTTATGAACATCAATAACAGTATTATATCCGTTACCTTCTATATTCATAACTTTATCGCCTATACAAATATCTTGTACAGGCTTCAACTTCCCATTGTGCATTCTTATGAGGGTATCTTTACCAAAACAACGGCTACTACCTTGCGCCGATACAGTGGTATATCCTTGCTTAATCGCATTATCTACTTTCGTATATATGTTAGTTGTCTGTATTATCATCGGTTCGTACTTGTTCTCGCTTGTCTATTACTTCAATGGTGATCCCTTGAGATAAAGGACTGCCAGCGGTGGTGATGTCCAGTTTGTCAATTACTCCATCATCTGTTTTGAAAGTGGATAGTACTGTTTGCATAGCTGTCATACGAGTACGATAATCAACTGGCACTTCACGGAATTGATTAGGTATTACAG